CATAAGGACCAGCGAAAGCAGGTGTCGCCAGTGCAGTCAGTGCCAGTGCGGCAAGTGCTTGAGTTTTCATATGAATTCTTTGTAAATTTACAAGTTTGTCGTAACGACTCAATCATATTAGCATGAATTGATCTGTGTGTCGTTAAATGTAGGTTAAGGTCATCTCAAATTAGACAAACCTTTGTATATAGAGGATTTTAACAAAGATTTAACTCTTTGCGTGAGAGATCACTAAAAAACCCTACAGACAAAAAAATACCCCGAATTTTTTTTCGGGGTTTTTCGGAAATAAAAGTTGATTTTGGTCAGGACTCTTCATCCTTCTTGTTAAAACCAAAGGGTCCTTCTTTCTCCTCAAGTTTCAGTCGCATTGCAACTGTACCGATGGACTCAAGAATTTTCAAGATGTCCTCTGCTTTAGCACCTTCACCAAGTTCTTTGGCGACGTACCAATACTTAGGCCAGAAGGTTTCTCCTGCCTTCTCATAGTCTTCAACGGTCAGTAGTTTCATAGATCTTTCTCCATAGATTTAATTTGTGCTTCTAAGTCACGAAGAATTTTTTCGCGAGTATAAGTACCACTTTCTTCACGACGAAGATTCATCTCTGTCTCTACTTTTTTAGTAATAGATGCGTGACGCATGTGCTCACTTGGATGTGCCATCATACTTTTGGTTTGATCCATACAAAACTTGAGTTGCATGAGTTCAATATCATCAAATTCAATCATAGGTCTTCCTCCTTATAATTTTTTACTTTCATTCTTCCTCAGCAAGGCGAGCAAAGTAGGAAAGGGTATCATCATCGTCAGTCGTAGGAGCAGGACGTGATGCAGCAGTCGGTTGAAGGTTGTTCAGTTCTTCCTTCATGGCAGTAGGCATGGGACGGGAAGGAGCATTGAACTTAGGTGCTCCCATGATGTCAGCATCATTAAAACCACCACGTCCTTCGGACTCATCTTCCAGAGTCTCACGATCAAACTTCTGCTTCTGCCCACGACCCAGGACAACATTCAGCCGAGAGTCAAGTTCCTCATATGACTTAAAGTTCTTAGCATCCATGAATTCATTCAGGGAGTGCTGTGACTTCCAAACCTTCTCAAGTTCATCATCAGTCATGTCCTCAAGGATAGAAGGTGCAGCGAAGTCAGACTTATCGTAGTTCCAATAACCATCCTTCTTCTGCAGTTTCAGTTTGAAGTTAGCACCTTGCCACAGATCAAACGGATTGATAGGAGTCTCATCTTGGAACTCAGGTTGCATTGCTGCCTGAATCTTGTCAAAGATCTTCTTACCAAACTTATAGAGGAAGACCTTACCTTCGTTAGAGGGATTAGAAGGGTCACTCACAACGTAGATGTTGGAGTAGTAGGAGAGTTTACGCTTCTGCTTACGAGCGATCTCCTTGTCGCTATCAAGACCACTGTTCCACAGTGTACGGTTCAGTTCCGACACGGGATCTTTCTTACCCAGAGTGGTCAGGGAGTTCTCAATATACCATCCACCAGGACCCTGAAAACCATGTGACCAAACCTTTGCCCATGGCAGTTCTTCGCCGTCAGGTGCAGGCAGGAAACGGATTACCGCAAAACCGTTGCCAGACTTGTCCATCTCGGGTTTCCAGAAACGATCATCACTGCTACCACCAGTAGCTTGGAGCTTGTCAATCTCCTTGGTCAGACGATCAAAACCAAACTTGGAGCTGTTCTTAAGATCAGCAAAAGACATTTGTATTACCTCGGATTAGTTGTGTGTGTTGTATTTGTTGGATTGCGATGACCCAACTGGATCATCATAACCTATTTAGAGTTCTCCGTCAAGCACTTGCTGGCGGACATTTTCCATGTTGTCACGGAACTTGTCATAGATGTCCAGCATGTTGAGACCATCGGCGGCCATACCGAGTCTCCTCGCGGCGTCACGGAACTCTTGCTTGAGACGCACCGCCATTGGATCGTCAGACAGATTCAGTCTCATGTAGAAGACCTTCTGCCTTTCAATCAAGTCCAGCATAGCATCAAAGAAGTCAATTCGGTCGTCCGTCTCCATTAGAGGAATGAACGGCAACCGATTGACGATCTCTTGCTGCTTGAGGTTGATCTCCTCAGCTTCTTTTTGTACTATTTCTGATTCAAAGAAAGACATTGGTGATCTAATACTTTTTCCTTTAAAGTTCCCTTATATTTAACAGTGTCCACAGATACGAATGGAGTGTACTTCATGACGGTTCTCCTCACGTCAGACCAAACAATAGTTTCCACAATCTTCTTATCAAACTGTGGTATAAAGTTTAGGATCTGATTTAAAATAACAAAAGTTTCCATAGATATCTGCTTACCCAAAAGAAACTTCACCAGTGGTGGATGAGTCTCAGTCACCTTAAATAGATGATCAAACTGATCAACCTCCTTCAACAAAAAGTCTACTTCCTCACTAAAAGTATAATGAAGACTCTCCATACGTTTCTTCCATGCTCTGTAATTATCATCCCCGTCTGATCTAACCATGTTACCAATCCAACCAGAAGAGTCAGCAACAAAATTTGCTACAAAGTATGGGAGGATTTCATCATCCTTCTTACGATTCGTAAGTTTTTTGAAAAAATATCTGTCCTTTCTTTTCTCAAAGTTAGTCTCAGATACTCTAGTTTTACCGTTAAATTTGAAATAATCATAACTGTCGGTCGTGAAGTGTAACTTCAGTGCGACATACATTTTATAGGATTCAAATGCGGTCATCACTCTTTATCTTCAGTCCACCAACGTAGTAAATCAGATTCACTACTCTGAGGATCATAATCAAATGCAGTTTTATCATTTCTTCTACGATAATCTATGAATGTAGTGATAGCATATCTCCCATTACCATTATAATAATCATCATCTTCAATTTTTACAGTACGAACACCATGTGCGATATAAGCTGGAATAACAATTAAAGTATTGTCATTACATGGAAACTCATAATTATCAAATTCCTCAAAGAATAATTCACCTCCAGTAAATTTCTTAGGGTGTTTATGATGATAGGAGAAAGCTATGTATGCAAATGGGTTATCTGCATGTGTTTCATATCCCTCATTATTATGATAATACCTAATTTTTGAATACCGTTCGGTGGGTGTGGGAATTTGATATAAACTATAATGAGATTCTTTCCATTCTTTCAAATGTGGTTTCAATCTGTTAAAAACATCATCTTCTAAAGTTAATATATTTGACCATCTTCTTGCTTTCCCCCGAAGGACTCCACTTAAAGGAAATGCTAAAGCATTACTTTTATCAGTTCCTGTTTTATTTTCAGCAGCTCCATAATCTTTTGGGAACATTAATTTTCCTGGTTTGGTAAAGAAGTTAAGTTCTTCCCAGACAAGTTCTAACTCATCTTTTTCATATAAATCTTCCACAATTAAATGCGGAAATGGTTCTGTCAGAATTTGCGCTTTCATAAAATTAATCGTGCTTTTGATGATCGTTTCATGAAGTTCAGACGCTGAGCATCATACTTCAGTTTTTCTTTCAGGGGTTTAGAAATTAATTTTGATACTGTCTCTATCTCAATGTTATTCTCATTGCAATAGTGGACGACACATTCAATGTAATTCATTGAACCATTACTGATCTTCATCAGATTCTCAATTTCCATAGAGAACTTTGAAGCAGTCATGAATTTCTTTTCTAAAATGTCATTAAGGTTTTCCTCAGACATTAGCAAACTTTTCTCCCTTGTGATAGTTAACAAACTCATTAATGTACTGCTCCAGTAGTTCCATATAGTACATTTTATCATACTTTTCAAACAATTGCACTTCTCCGTCCTCACATGCTTGAATGATCACAAGTTTTTCTACTTCAATACCTGTAAGATCGTAATATAGAGCACCATAGGCAGCACATTGAACAAAATAATGTTCAATCCACTTCTCAGGTTTCTGCTTACGAGAAGTTTTAAAGTCTACAATTGCCAGCTCCCCTTTGTATTCCGCGATGCAATCAACACGACCAGCGAGTCCAAAATACTCACTGTACAGGGGTGCTTCTAGAGCGTGTATATTATTTATGTCGTTCAAATAAGGGAGTGCTTCTTCAAACAACTGCCAAGGTTTTGACATCTGTTCCATAAGATCCTTAGGTTTTACCTCAAGGTTATTGAGATGATCCTCAGCATACTTATGGAACTTAGTACCGCGAGTCGTACCTTGTTTAGAGATACGATCTGCCTCAACATCACCAACACGTTTACGCCATTCCGCAATGCTCTTACGAGATTTCATTGAGGTGATTGATGTAATAGATGGTAGTTTCTTACCACTCGGCGTGGTATAAAACCTTACGCCGTTAACAGTGGTAGGTTCAGGGAGTTCACTTAAGGAATGACCAACATGGGCAAACATATTAAAGACCGAGATTCATTTTGCTTACAAGGTAGGACTTCACAAGTCCAGAGCGGACAATATCATCAACACCAAACTCAATAGAACTAAACTCCTGCATATTCTCAAGGATCTTCATGAAATCAATGATGCCATTCTTCTCATGCTGTTTCACAAGGTCGGTCTGAACAACATCACCACAGAACATGATCTTAGTATTTTCACCGACACGGGTGATGATTGAATCAAGTTCATGGAAGTTCAGGTTCTGTGCTTCATCAATCAACAGAATGGCATTATCAAATGTAGTACCGCGAATGAATGATGTAGACCAGAACGATACAGTACCCTGTGCTTTCAAGTTAGTATACAAGAGTTCAAATGAATTATCATCTGGCATCTTGAACATGTATTTCACCATGTTCTTGTATGGAATCTGGTAGAGCGAAGATTTATCTTCATGATCTCCAGGAAGGAAACCGATCTCGCGTGTAGCGACCAGAGACCTGACAATATAGATCTTTTCATAGGGAGAGTTCTGATCTAATACATCCCGCAATGCCAGGTAAAGTGCAATAAAAGTCTTGCCCGTACCAGCAGCACCATAAGCAAAGATGTTTTGATCCATGCCATAGTCATGAAAGAACTTTTCCTGGTTCTCTGTCAGTGGCTCAATAACTTTTAGATAATCGTTATTAATAGGTTTCTTTCTTTTCATGTGCTTGTTAGACATCCCGAAAGGAACAGGATTTGAAGTTGTGTTTCTTTTTCTTGGCATGTATTTAAATCAAGTATAACGGGAGAGATTTGCGTTAGGGTGACGTGATTGCACTTTCTGCATCACCTCCTTGAACCCCTGTGATTGTTTAGGTTCACCATATATTGTACCACCAAATGCTGCTTGTGACCAGTCCTTGTCCCAATCAGGGTTATCCTTTCTCCACTGTTCATACTCAGAGATTGACATCTTGAGTTCCAGTTGATCTCCGTTCTTCAAATTTTTAACGTTGTATGTCGGCATGTTTATAATGTCGGTTAAGTATCTATATCAAACCCAATCTGGTTTGCGGGATGGGTCACGAAGATAATTAAATGCAACCCAAGGTTTGCTGCTAATGTACATTTTGTAAGCAGTAATAGTGTCAATGCTTGTGTCATATTTAAACTCATCGGGCATAGCTCTCACAAAGGGCGTTGTATGCTTCCCTGAGCGTCCTTGAGGGTCCGCAGTAGGAAGAATATCTTTTGCTACTAGAAGGGTGTTGTAGCAGGTATGAACCTTCCCATAGCGGTTCTTATATTCCTCACACAAGGCAAGACCATGAGCAAGTAACCACTGCCAGTTGGTAACAAACTCATTCGCCCATTTAGTACAAGGATGATTACGAAAAGCACCCTTCTCAGTAGCATAGGGTTGACCATCTGCTCTAGGAAGAGTGCCGAATCCATGACCCCATTTGTCAGAACATACAATGGATAGCATCTGACAAGTCTCTAAAGGCATTTTTACAATGTGCTTGTCAGGCAATACCACAGCAGACTGCCATGGACTAGGGTCAGTTACAAAAATGTTCATAGCAATTTAGACATAGAAATAACTAGGAGGAACGTTAACATTATAACAACATCCCATGACTTAGTTTTAATAAAGTAAGGAATTGAAATTAAGTCTGCAATGAAGTTGATGAATACACCCCAGTACAAGTTAACATGAAGGATAATAAAATAAGCAGCAATTACACCGATGCTACCAAGAATCCTCATACGGACAATGTTCACCATTCTAATGCTTCTGCTACCGTAGGAAACTGCTCTTTAAAGATAGCACGGGCACCCTCAGCAAGCAACATGTGTTCTTTCTGAGTACCATGTGCAGACCTCAGATCAATATAATGGATCCATGATCTTACTGATCCCGACATGTACATTTTGGTGGGTACACAGAGGGGAAGCACATTTCTTGCACACTCCTTTGCCACGCCACGCTTTAACATCTGCTCATAGAGTGCCATAGAAGAATCAAACAAAGTTTGCATCTGCAACTCTAGATTCTGCACTTCAAAAGGGTCTAGGTCATCAATAGAGTTTTGACGATTCTTAGTATCCTGACGACGAAGTTCAGGCAAAGGAATATTATCAAAACCCAGTAAAGATGAGTCAGCATACCGCTGGGAAAACTCCTGATATGTGAAGCTACGATGACGTAAAATTTGAGCTGCGATTGCCCTTGTAGTATTGATCTCAAGAGTCATGAATGCCTGTTCAAAGATTGACCAGTGCTGATGCTTAATACAATAGCGGAGCAGTCCAGCATACTTCTCATTGTCCTGATTAGAAGGGTTGCTTACGCGAGCACAGTATGCCATGTGTTGTTCGGCATCAGGAGTAACTGAGATAAGCTTTACTGTCATTCTGTTTCTGAAACACTACAGAGTTATTTTAGCAATAAAAAAGGAGGGCGTCAAGCCCTCCTCACATCAATCTGGATAACCATCATCGTCATCCGCTACTCCTAATCTATCGTCCTCTATATGCTTATAGAGATCTATATCTGAATATATTTCGCATTCTAACGCATCTACAAGTAATTTTAAGTTTTTAATTATTAACTTAAGCCTATCCCTGTCTACCTGCATGATACCTCCATACTAAAAAGGAAGGGTTTCCCCTCCCAACTATTTATTGACCTTCCAGTTTTGTTTGCCCCGCGACTTAAGATTAACCCACTTGGCATAATGTACACCACGATAAGTTAAAAACGCGAAGGTTTTATCTGGATCGTGTTTTTCTGGATCATATACTGGAAGATCATATTCAAATCTGATCTTCAGCATCTCTCCCCCCTACAGTTTTTGCAGGAGTAGGATCTCACCGTAAAGTAATGCGATGAATGCTGCACAACCTAGGGATGTTACTCCAACTAATTGTAGTGCTTGCATGACGATCACTTGGTGTAGGTGCGACCGCGATAGCAGAAAATGCCATGCACTTCTTCGCCTTGCTGCTTGCACTCATACTTCACACCACGATATGCGGCGTGCATGATTTGTGCGTCATGAAGACGAGATGCTTTCTCAATTTGCTTCTTGATGATTGTAAGTGTGTTCATTGTAGTGACTCCTAAAAGAATGGGTGAATTAACCTTCTCTGCTTACGCAGGATCCGTTTCCCGTTCCTTCAGTCGTTTGCGTCCTAATCTCTGAGACACCTCAGCGTCATGTGTCTACCAAACAAGTTTGATAGAAATCTTTCTTTAT